TTAGAGATATTTAATGAAACTACCGGGGAAACAACTACTATTAGTATTCCTATCGGCGATTTTGGTTTCTAGTTGCGCAACGCACAGAGAATACCTATCACCTTGTTTAACTAATCCAGACGCAGACTACAAAGATGTAGTTACAATTGTTGGAAAGGCGGAGTGCTTTTCTAAAAGTGCTATAGTCAATCAACCAATTACTGAACAAATAAAAACAGTACCTGTGGCGAAACAACGACCTGTTGTCGCAGTATATAGTTTTCTAGATTTAACAGGTCAAAGAAAGAGTGTAGATGGATATGCAGATTTTTCTAGTGCAATTACTCAAGCACCAGAAGCATACTTAATTAGGGCACTTAAACATTCAAAATTCTTTAGAGTTGTGGAACGAAAAGGCATCGATCATATAACAAAAGAAAGGCAAATTATTCGTTCAACCCGAGAGAGATTTGATGAAGGAGATCAGCAACTACCACTATTGTTTGCAGGTCTTATACTTGAGGGAGGAGTTATTGATTATAACTCTAACCTATTAACTGGAGGTATTGGTGCTCGTTACTTGGGCATTGGTAACTCCAAGCAGTATCGAGAAGATACAGTAGTAGTTTCTATTAGATTAGTGTCTGTGAGTACAGGCGAAATCTTATTAGAAGTCCTTACTACAAAGACCATATTATCCGTAGGACTTTCCAGTGACTTTTTTAGGTATATAGCAGAAGGAACAAAACTCGTAGAGTTTGAAACTGGTAATGCTATGAATGAAAGTAAGTCAATTGCTTTACAAGCAGCTATGGAAGTTGCCATAGTAGAACTTATAATGCAAGGACAGGAAAGAGGATATTGGTATTTCATGGGAGAAAATCATGATTAGAATAATTCTTTTATTACTTTCTTTTGGTTTAGTAGCAGATAATGAAATCTTTATTAAACAAACAGGGAGTAATGCAGCTATCGACCTTGAGCAGTTAGGTTCAAGTAACATAATTGGTGGAGATGATGCAATAGCAGGTACAATGACTAAAGCCGTATTTTATGGTACAGGTTGGACACTTGATATTAATCAAATCGGATCATCAAATAAGTTTCTTACTGACGGCATGTATGGAGATAACTTTACAGGATTCTATGAATTTGATGGAGATAGTAATGAATTTGAATGGTCAATGGATACAACTGGGTTAAACGGAGCAGACTATGTTAATGCTAATGTTAATGTAACAGGTTCGTTTAACACAGCAGATGTAGATATTGGAGAATCTAACGATGTTTCATATCTAGATTTAGATTGGACTATTTTAGGTGATAGTAATGAAATTACTTTTGACCTAGATTCAGCTTATGCAACAAACTTCATGGATATCACAGGAGATAGTAACGAACTCACTTTTACAGGAAGTGGGTACGGAGCCAGCGCTAATGATGCAGGATATTTTTATCTTGACTTAACTGGTGATTCGAATACAATGACAATCACACAGGCATCAACACTAGCAAGAGACTGGTTGAAAATTGAAAGTAATGCGTCAAATAGTAATATTTGTATTGTTCAGTCTGATGGTGGCACGTCCACTTCATGCTGATAACATAGGAGACATTACAGAGTTAAGTGGCGCAGGTCAAGTTGTTCGTGATGAACCCTTACCTGCTGCACTTGATTTCGACATAAATAGTTATGACGATGTTCGTACCGCTAATGGGCGACTCGGAATAACTTTTCTAGACGAGAGTCAAGTCAGACTAACAGAACACTCTCAACTCATTATAGATGAGTTTGTCTACGATGCGAATCCTAGTAATTCGAAGATGGCGTTAAGCTTTGCAAGTGGTACACTTCGTTTTATTAGTGGAGAACTAGGGAAAATAGATAAAGAAAATATTCAAATCGATACCCCAACGTCTCAAATCGGTATTCGTGGTACTGACTTCACAGTTACTGTAGACGAGTTAGGAAGAGCACTAATAATTCTTTTACCAAATGATCTTGGAGATCCATCGGGAGAGATAGTAGTTGCTACCGCTGCAGGCACTGTTGTATTGAATAAACCATTTCAGTCTACTGTTACAAGTATGTGGGAGAGCACACCAACTCAACCAATGATATTGGACATAAGCCTGGAATTGATTGACAATCTTCTTATTGTCAGTCCACCGAAGGAAAGAGATGGAACAGAAGTTTCAAGAGTGGACGGAGCTGATGATTCTGTTGGCGATTTTCTGGATATTGATTATCTCGATTTCAACGATCTAGAAATAGACTTGCTAGCAGAAGACGAAGATTTTACGTTCACAGAATTAGACGTGGACTACCTAGATGTAAATTTCTTTGAAGATTTACTATCAGTAATTGAAGAACTTTCTGAATTAGACCAAGAACAACTTACACAAGACTTTTCAGGAGCAAATATAGTTGGAACAAAAATTGGACAAGATTTAGAAACTAATATCATTACTTTAGTAGAGGGGACAGAGATTAGTTTTACAAGACAAGTAAATAATTACTTAAGACTAGAACTTGATAGTGGAACAAGTTATAACATACTTATAGATGATGAAGGCAAAACTTTTAACATTATTGTTGGTAGCGGCGGTAGCTCTACCATCAGAATTAAGCAAAGCTCAGGTTAAACAGATACAAGAGTTTACCTTTGCTCCAGCACTTAATTTAACTTATCACGAAAAAAATGAACTACATAAAGAAGCATTTGTAGCTTTACAGATTCTTGATATATACTCTACTTATAGAGCTTTGAAATATGACTGTGTAGTAGAAATGAATCCTATTTTAGGAGACGTTCCTACAATACCAGAAATGATAGCACTAAAGAGTATTGCTCAAGGGCATATATTATTTAATAAAAATGTTTCAGATAAAACATATATGTTTATGAATGCAGGTTCAACTTTAGTTGTAGTAAATAACTATCAAGTATGGAATAAAGCCAGAAAAAGATGTACAAAAAGATAATTGGATTTTTACTTCTAGGTGGTTTACTGTTTTTACAAATACAGAAACCCACAGAATTTTTGACACTCAAGTATTTTGATTACTTGATGATGTCAACCCCCACAACACACGATCAAAACATTACACTCGTAGAAATAGATGAAGCAACCGTAGAGAAGTACGGAGGCTACCCTCTACCACGAGATGTATATGCAGACCTATTATATAAATCATCTTTCTCAGGACTTACTATATTTTTCCCTGATAAAGACATTCACGGCAAAGATAAAGAATTAGCACAAGCACTAGCGAATACTAATACTGTTTTACCTTTCGTAGCTTCTAGTAAAGCTACAGGCGGCGGTCCTCATGTAGGCACTGCCACAATTGGAGGAGATCCACACCCATGGCTATACAAGTACCCAGGAATTTTACGTACTCCGTCTACGCTGGAGTCAAAAACAAAGGCCGTAGGACTACTAACCGCTATTCCACAAACAGACGGATTAGTCAGAAAGATGCCTTTGGTTCTAAGCGTCGAGTCAAAACTTTATCCAAGTTTTGGTCTGGAAATGCTAAGACTACTACAAGGCGCAAGAAGTTATCAACTAAAGGTAGGAAATAGTGGCATACAAGCACTAAGAGTACCACCATATACAGTTCCTTCAGACTCAAGAGCAAATGTCTATGTAGACTGGAACAGACACTTTGAGAAAGTATCTGCACTTGACTTTAAAGGAGCGCCTATCGCAATCATAGGAGTTACTGCAGAAGGTATTGCTACTCAAATACCTACACCTGCAGGACTTCTTTTTCCACACGAAGTACAAGCTATGACAATATCTTCTATGCTAGAAGGCAAGACCAAAACAACCCCCGACTGGGCACTAGGAGCAGAACTTCTTACTACATTTATCGCAGGAACAATACTTATATTTACATCATCACTTGTATACTTTTCCATACCATTTTTAGCTTTGATACTAGGTGGATTATTCTATGCAAGTAAGGACTTATTTGCACAAGGACTACTACTTGACATAAGTTTTATTTACGTCAATTTACTGATCATTTTTACACTAATGACGTTTTACAACTTCGTAGAACAATACTTTTTACGTCTTCGTATTAAACAACAATTTGGCACGTATCTATCTCCACACATGGTAAAAAAATTACAAGACAATCCAAAACTACTGAGTTTGGGTGGGGTTACAAAACGACTCACTTTTCTTTTCTCTGACATAAGAGGATTTACCCCAATCTCGGAAAAATACCAATCAGATCCTCAAGGTCTTACTACTCTGATAAATCGTTTTCTTGACAATCAGACTGAGATCATTTTAAAGCATGGAGGAACAATCGATAAATATATGGGTGACTGCATCATGGCATTTTGGGGCGCACCATTAGATGACGAACAACAAGTAGAAAATGCGACAAAAGCAATTATAGAAATGAGAATTTCTTTGGAGAAATTAAATGAAGAACTTAAAGAAGAAGGGCTTGATCAGATACATACTGGAGCGGGTATCAATACGGGAATTTGCGTTGTGGGCAATTTCGGATCCAGTTCCCGTTTCGATTATAGTGTGCTCGGCGATAGCGTCAATCTTGCTGCAAGGCTAGAAAGCCAATGTAAAGAGTATGACGTAGATGTTATTATATCTGAGCACAGTTTAGTTGAAGAATATGACTACAAGTTCCTTGACGAAGTTACAGTAAAAGGAAAATCAGAACCCGTAAAAATTTATACCTTACAAAAATAAGTCTTGACAAAAGCTCAAAACTTTTATATAATTGTAGTATAAATTTTTTTAAGGAAAGAACCATGTCAGAAGAAATACAGAACCTAAAAGCAGAACTAGCAAAACTTGAGGCTATTGTAGCTGAACGGTGGAAGACTGCCTTTAGACGTTTTGATGAAATGGAAAGCTCAATACAGAGAATAGAACAAATATTAATAGGAGGCGCAGGAGCAGCATTGCTGTTCATGGCAGGCTTAATAGTGACACTTGTCACATTACACGGATAAAATTATGATAGAAGATTACGATAAAAAAGACATGAAGGCTCCAAAAGTCAAAAAGAAAGAGTTCACACTACCAAAAGGTTGGGAGTTATATCTTAAACGAGGTATGTGGGGAGTAAGAAGTCCAGAAGGACAACTTACAAAGTTCGCAACAGAAAAAGCGGCAAAGAAATATATTGAGTAGATGAACTAATGTTAGAATTTTTTCAGTGGGTACAGGCATGGATTGCCATTATCCCAACAATTGTAATGGTTGCATCATTGATAGCAGCAATTACTCCAACTCCAATTGATGATGGTTGGATGAAAAAAGTGTATATGGTCTTAGACTGGTTTGCACTAAACGTAGGCAAAGCGAAAGATAAATGAGTCTGAAGAAAGCATTTACTGACGCAGTTGAGAGGGTTCAGAAAGAGACTGAGCTCTCTTCAGCAATCAAACGAAAGATAAAACGTAGAAGATCGAAACGCACATAAATATGAAGCGGTACGATATATGTCGTAACTGTCCAGAGTTTGATAGTTATTGGAAAACTTGCAATAGTTGCAAGTGCTTTATGCCGATCAAAGTACTTATTAATTCGGCAGAGTGTCCGAAAGGACAGTGGGAGAATATAAATGGCACTAACGAAGAAACAAATGAAATTACCAAAAGCTTTGAGAGAAGCTATTCTAAAAAAGCAGAAGCAAAAAGGAATGGGTAAGAAAAAGAAACGTGGAAAGAAAAAAAGAAGTAGAGGTTAATTGGCTACAATACTTTCATTCCATAAGAAAAGTATGTCCTTATAGTTATCAAAGTTATCTTGATGGGACTACTAAAATAACAGACTTTGATGAAAGCATCTTAGTATTAAATGAACAAAACTTTGAAACATTACCTTGGGAGGTGATAGTATATCTACTGGGTGATGACCTAACGCTTGATGCGATTGACGAATACGTGGCATCTCTAAATGATTGTCAGAATACATGTGAATATTTATGGTCTCACCCAACCTTTACTAAAGGAGGAAACAATAATACCCCAGTGCCTGTAATAATACAGCAAGATCGAGTCCGATTAATGGAGTTAAGACGTGGCGGTAAAGAGAAGAAAGAGAAAAACACCAGTTAAAAGAAAAGGTGTAAAAAGAAAAGCGCTCAGTGTGAGTGTTCAAAATACTCTAAAAAGAAAAGCAAAAAATAGTAGATTTACTTATGGTCAGCTTTCAAGAGTATATAGAAGAGGACAAGGCGCCTTCTTAAGTTCAGGTTCTAGACCAGGAGTGTCTATGAGTCAATGGGCTTTTGGCAGAGTAAACTCTTTCATGAGAGGTGGTCATTCACAAGATAATGACATTAAGAGAAAGAAAACAGTGAGGAAAACCCGTGCCAAAAAGAAAAGGTAAAAGAAAGGTAGCTTACAGCAAACATGGAGTACCTAGAAAGTACGATGAAGGAAGCAGTGCTTTAGCAAGAGTAATAAAGCAGATTTCTAACTTATATAAAAATGGAAAACGAGTTCCAAAATCTTTAATAGCAAGACGAATCAAGTTAGGTAAAAAAGCATTAAAGAAAAAAAGACGTGGCTAAATATAGATTTAGAACTCATTAACAGGAGAAAAAATGATTGAATTTTTTAAGAAAATTTGGTACATTATCACTTTTCAAGATGTAAACTTTGATGGCAAAGTAGACATTAAAGATAAGATGGTAAAAGCCAAAAGAAAATAATGGCAGTAAACAGAACTAAACACAGAGGATACATTAGAAATAAAGATGTATACAAATCAGCTGGAGCAGCTCGTAAAAGAGCAAGAAAGCTGGGATTAAAGGGCATACACTCACATGGAAGAGGTTCCGATAAGAGATTTATGCCAGGTAGCTCTCACGGTGTATATCGTAGAGCATTGAGGAGAAAAGATGGCAGCTAGAACAAGTGGTTTTTTAAGCGGACCAACTGGAGTACATAATACACAGAAGATTCGTAAACATAAACTCAAGAGAGGTGTTACAAGAGATATGAATGCAGCGGCAGGAACATTAGTAAATACTAAGAATCCTTATAGCCCGGGCGCATTTTATGCAGCAGCACCAAAAGCAATTGGACCAAGATTCGGTAAGACAAAGAATCCACCAAGAGCAAAATTTCCAAAAAGGAGAAGATAATGGCACTAACAAAAGCGGAAAAAGCGAGACTGAAAAAAGCAGGATTGACTCGTTTAAACAAACCAAAAATGACACCAAAGCATAAAACAAAGAAAGCTGTGGTTGCTACGAGAGTAGGTGGTAAAGTTAAAGTACTCCGCTTTGGTGCACAAGGCATGGGACATAATTATAGCCCTGAAGCTAGAAAAAGTTTTAAGGCTAGACATGCTAAAAATATTGCTAAAGGTAAATCTTCACCAGCATATTGGGCGAACAAAGTTTTGTGGGCAGGAAAGGGAGGTTCTACAAAGATGCCACCTAAGTCACAAAAATTTACCAGAGGTCTCAAAAGGAGAAGTTAATGGCAGATAAGAAAAATACTAGAGATTTTTGGATTGATGATCTACAATCAAAAAGTACAACAATATTAGAATATTTAAACAAAAAAGATCAATTAAATAGAAAAGAGCAAGAGCTAGCAGAACTCTGCGCAGGCTTTATTTATCTACACAATATATGTGAGGATAGACAATTTTTAGAAGAACCCGATAACGAATTATTTGAAGAAGTAACAATACACTAAATGATAGACATTTCAAGAAAGGATATTTTATCCGATTCTCTTATGCAATTTCCTGATGATAGATTCATCAAATTGCCGATCGAAGGATACCTAGATTTATTAGGTATAGAACCCAACTCATCTCAAACTGGTATCATAAATGGACTTAATAATCCTAAATACCGTTTTATGTGTGCTGCAGTCTCAAGACGACAAGGCAAAACATATATCGCAAACATACTAGGTCAACTAGTCTCTCTAGTTCCTAACTCGCACATACTTCTTATGTCGCCTAACTACTCGCTTTCTCAAATTTCTTTTGACTTACAGAGACAATTAATTAAACACTTTGATTTAGAAGTAATTCGTGACAATGCAAAAGATAAAGTAATTGAACTATCAAATAATTCTACTATAAGAATGGGTTCTGTAAATCAAGTAGATTCAGTTGTTGGTCGATCTTACGATTTAATTATCTTTGATGAAGCCGCTTTAGTAGATGGCAAAGATGCCTTCAATATAGCACTAAGACCTACACTTGATAAAGAAAACTCAAAAGCATTATTTATATCCACACCTCGTGGTAGAAATAACTGGTTTGCTGAATTTTTCTATAGAGGATTCTCAGATGAGTTTCCAGAGTGGGCATCATTAAGAGCAACGTATCATGAGAATCCTAGATTATCAGAAAGCGATATAGCGGAAGCAAAAAAGACAATGTCAGAAGCTGAGTTCAATCAAGAGTATATGGCAGACTTCAATGTATTTGAAGGACAGATATGGGCATTTGATCATGAAAAATGTATAGAAGATTTATCAGAACTCGAACTAAAACGTATGGATATCTTTGCAGGAATGGACGTTGGTTATCGAGATCCAACTGCATTTGTTGTTATTGCATATGATTGGGACTCACGAAAATACTATGTCTTAGATGAATACTTAGACTCTGAAAGAACAACGGAACAACACGCAACAGAAATACAAAAAATGATAAACAAATGGGATATTGATTATATTTATATAGATTCAGCAGCCCAACAAACTCGTTTTGACTTTGCTCAAAACTATGGAATTAGTACTTTAAATGCCAAAAAGTCTGTACTTGATGGTATAGGACACGTTGCAGCAATAGTTGATAATGATAATTTAATAGTAGAAGGCAAATGTACAGAAACTTTATGGGCTCTTGATCAATATCAGTGGGATCCAAATCCTAACTTATTGAGAGAGAAGCCAAAACATAATGCTGCATCTCACATGTCTGATGCTTTACGTTATGCTTTGTACTCGTTCGAAACAAGCATGACAACGTTCTAACGATACCTAGAAAAAATAATGCTTGACTTTAACTCAAACTTCTGCTACAATTAGAACATAAGAATTGAAATGACACTAAAAAGAGATTTAGTTAAATACGTGAGAGATAAAGCAAAATCTAAGTTTAAGAAAGAATCTGCCTGTTATATATGCGGATCCGATTACAAACTAGATTTTCATCACTATTACGGATTAACAGAGTTACTAGAGAAATGGATAAAAGACAACAAATACGAAATCCATAATGAAGACGACATTTTAAATCTAAGAGAAAAGTTTATAGAAGAGTTTAAAGACGAAATCTATAATAAAACAGTCACACTTTGCCATGTACATCATTTAAGATTACATTCAATCTATGGCAAACGACCAAAATTAATAACAGCTGAAAAACAGCAAAGATGGGTAAGTAAACAAAGAGACAAATATGGCATGGTATGATTTTCTATTAGGTAGAAATACTAAAGAGGAAGAAAAATTAAATCCTTCTCAATATGTAATTTCAAGAAATGAAGGATTAACAGTAGATAGCCGTGAGAACATCACGAGCTATAAAAATGCTTACGAACAGTTAGAAGTAGTAAACAGGGCTGTCAATATGATAGTTGATGATTGCTCCGATATCCCATTCTTAGTACAGGAACAAATACAAGGTACTTCACCCATATTCAAAAATGTAAGAAAAACAAGAGTAGACCTTTTACTCAATAAAGAACCAAATCCGTTTCAAGATATTAGCACATTCAAAAGAAATATACTAGTCGATTTAATTATTGATGGTAATATTTTTGTATATTTTGATGGCATACATATGTATCATCTTCCAGCAGATAAGATGAGAATTGAAACTGATGAGAATACTTATATAAGTAAGTATATATTTGATAACAGTATTGATTATTCAGTAAATGAAATAATCCATATCAAAGAAAATAGTTTTCATTCTATTTATAGAGGAGTTCCAAGATTGAAACCCGCTCATAGAACTATGCAATTATTAGCAAATATGAGAAACTTTCAAGATAACTTTTTTAAGAATGGAGCAGTTCCAGGTTTAGTACTAAAAAGTCCTAATACTCTTTCTGAGAAAATAAAAGAAAGAATGTTACAGGCTTGGGTCGCTAGATACAATCCAAATACTGGAGGTCGCAGACCTTTATTTTTAGATGGTGGATTAGAAGTTGAAAACTTAACAGAAGTTAATTTTAAAGAATTAGATTTTCAAGAGGCAATTAAGTCTAATGAGAGAATCATTCTTGAGGCGTTAGGAGTTCCACCTATTCTTATGGATAGTGGTAATAATGCAAATATAAGACCAAATCAGAGAATGTATTATTTAGAAACTATACTACCTATAGTTAAGAAAATAATGAAAGGATTTGAAAGATTTTTCGGTTTTAGATTAGTAGAAGATGTAACAAATGTTCCGTCACTACAACCAGAACTGAGAGATCAAGCAGCATACTATGCTTCTTTGGTTAATACAGGTATTATGACACCTAATGAAGCTAGGGAGAAGTTAAATCTTGAAAAAGTTGAAGGATTTGATACACCAAGAGTTCCTGCAAATATCGCAGGTAGTGCCGCAAACCCAATCGAGGGTGGTAGGCCAACAGAAAATGAGGAAGAATAAATATGAACAGAATGAAAATGATAAATCAATTAGGCGAGTATTTTACCAAAAAAGGTAAATATCTTGAACTAAATGAGTATAATTTAGAATCGGATACTCCAATGAGGTCGGTTCAAGTAAAGAGAGTTTTTAACTCTTGGAGTAGAATGATGACTATGGTAAAAAACTACTATCCAAATATTGGAGTTGTAGTTAAAAAGGTAGCCCCTAAGGTTGCTCCAAAGAAATCAACTACTAAAAAGGTGAAGAAAGATGTCAAATAAGATTTTTCACTGGACAAATACTTTTAAGTCATTAGGCGAACAACCTGATGGGAGTATTGAAATAAAAGGACTAGCAAGCACTAACACACAAGATAGAGCAGGTGATGTTATTGAGGTTGAAGCATGGACAAAAGGTGGAGTAGATAATTATTTACAAAATCCTATTGTTCTATATAATCACAATCATGACCAACCTATCGGAAGAGCGAAGGCTGTTAGGACTGTAGATAACGGTTTAGAGTTCACTGCTAAAATATCAAAAGCAGCTGGACAAATTACTGATCTAATTAAAGACGGTGTTTTAGGAGCATTTTCTGTAGGTTTCCGTGTGAAAGATGCAGATCATATTCCAGATACTGGAGGATTAAGAATCAAAGATGCTGAACTTTTTGAAGTTTCTGTAGTATCAGTACCTTGCAATCAGGGAGCTATGTTCTCTCTTGCAAAAAGTTTTGATAATATGGCAGACTATGAAGAGTTTAAGAAATCTTTTATAGAGACTAACTCAGCAGACTCAGTTAAAACTGAAGAAGTTGGGCAGTCTAAAGTGGCGCAAGCCAACATTAAGGAGAATCGCATGAGCGAAGAAATGAAAGCTCCTGAGGGCTTTAACCTTGACGCTTTTGCTAAAGAAGTAGCTGAAAAAGCAGCTACTAAATTAGCAATGCAACAAGCTGAAACTAAAGCAGCTGAAGAGAAAGCAGCTAAGGAAGCTGCTGTAAAGGCTGCTCAAGTAGAAGCTGAGAAGACAGCGGAAGTTGAAGCACAACAGGAAATAGAAAAGAAAGTTGTTATATCAGCACTATCAGGTGCAGAACAACTAATGGGTGACGTTGAGAAAAGATTTAACGAGAAGAACGAAGAATTAGGTTCAATCGTTAGTGAACTTCAAAAAGAACTCAAAGAAAAATCAGAAGAAATTCAACACATCAGAGACTCTAAGAGAGTTTTCTCAAACAGAGGAAATGATGCAGATTGGAAGAAATCTTTTGAAAATGAAATTTTAGATGCAAAATTTGCTGGTCTAGCGACTGGTAAAGGTTGGAACAATGAATACTCAAAATCAGTTATGGAGAAAGTTAATCAACATTCAACAGTTGAAGTTTCTTCAGCAGACTTTGAGCAAGTTGTTTCAGCAAACATCGAAAGAGATATTCAGAATGAATTAGTATTAGCACCTCTATTTAGAGAAATACAAATGAGTTCTGCAAATCAAATTTTACCTATCTTACCAGATGCAGGTTATGCTGAATTTACAACAGCCGTAACAGGTAGTGGTACAGCACCATATGGTAACTTAGAAGAAAGAGCTGATAACAGTGCAGCACCTTTTACAGGTATTCAAATGCAAGAAAGAACTTTATCAACAAACAAGTTGATTTCAAAAACTTTCTTAGGAAATGAAACTGAAGAAGATGCAATTATTCCAATACTTCCTCTATTAAGAGAATCTATGGTTAGATCTCACGCAAGGGGTATTGAAAATGCTATCTTATTAGGTAACGATTCAGGAGGCCAATATACTTCAGGTATATTTGATGGTCTATTGAAAATGGCAGAAGCTGACAGTCATCACACAGATGACGTAGGTGCAGGTTCACCAGCAGCGTTCGGAGCAACTGATGCAGTTTTAGCTTCAGACCTATTAGGTATGAGAAAGAATATGGGTAAATATGGTGTCAATCCATCAGACGTAGTTTATATAGTATCACAAGATGCATATTATAATCTATTAGAAGATGCTGAGTTCCAAGATGTCAATCTAGTTGGCGATCTTTCAACAAAGCTATCTGGTGAAATTGGTCAAGTATTTGGATCAAGAGTTATTCTCTGTGATGAGTTTGTAGCGAAAGCACACTCCCAATACGCAGCTGTAGCTGTTTATACCAGAAACTATGTAATGCCAAGATTAAGAGGTGTTACAATCGAATCTGATTACGATGTCGAGAATCAAAGAAGAGTACTTGTGGCTTCACAAAGACTTGGATTTACTGATGTCATTTCAGGAGCAACATCAAAATGGGGCTTTAAATACGACGCTAGTTAATTAGCATAGAAAGGCTTGAGGGGAGCCTATCCCCTCACTTATTCAATTATGGCAGATTTAATAACAGTACAAGAATACAAAGATGCAGAGGGCATAAGAGGCGATAACAATGATGATCGTCTTACTATACTCGTGCCTCAAATCTCTGACCTTGCAAAAAAATATTGTGGAACAAGTTTTATAGATTTCTATTCTTCAGCAAAGACAGAGACTTTTAATATTAGTGATCATGCAACATCAGTGGTAGTAATGAGTGAAACACCTATAAATTCGGTAACATCAGTTAAAGAACGTGATAACCCGAGTACAGCATACGTTACACTTACTAACAATACAGAGTATTACATTGATACTGCAAGTGATTCAATTTATAGATTGGATTCTAGCGGCAATAGAAAAGCTTATAAAAGAGGGTTTGGATCAGTAGAAGTTGTTTATACAGCAGGTTACTCTACAACTCCAAAAGACCTTCAATTAGCACTATTTGATTTAGTTACATACTATTTAAAAGATGAACACAAGCAGAGAATGCAACTTGGTGGAGCAAGCATACAAAACCAAGGTTCTGCAGGACTAAGAACAAGTACTGATTTTCCTGACCATATCAAACGAGTACTTGATCTTTATCGAGTAGTCATCTAATGGCAATTGCAAAATGGAATAAAATACTGCTGGGTACAGTAGGAGATAATCAAGTTCTTCAAAAAATGAGAACAAAATTAGATAAAGAAAAAGAACATATTATTACAATTGATAAAAAAGATATACAACAATATTTAAAACAATTAATAGTACAGGCTTATGACCTTAATTTTAATGAAGAAGATAAGAAAATATTAAACGAATTAGCAACAGAACATAGAAAAGTTGTTAGTAATTTTTTAGCTAATTTACAAAAATCAGCATTATTTGGAGATCGAGGTAGTGTTAAAGACCTCGGTGATGGAAGAATTGAAATTACATGTAATAATTTTCAAGTATGGAAAGAGATTAGAAAAGGCCCTGTAGCAACATTTATGAGAGACATTTCAGCGGCAGGAGTAAATATAAGTCAAAAAACAAAATCACCTGGATTTAATAAAAATAATCGACATTACACTGCTAAAGAGAAGATGACTGAAGACTTACAATTTTCTCATACAGATCCAACAGTTGCACAAAACACTTTTAAAGAAGAAGTATTAGATACATTAGATGCACATTTAGCAGAAGTACTAGAAGGAACAGGATATAGTACAATGGAACTAGACAAAGTAGTAGAAATACCTCTCATAGATCAATTAGCTCTTGAAGCATTTTTACGAATAGACAGGAATACTAAAACTGTGAAAGATACATTGGTAGTTAGAGGAAGACTAGTGAGTTCTAGTACTAATCGAGCAGAAGGGCGTTTTAAAGATAGAACAGCAATTAGTAATAAGGCAAAAGAAGTAATGCGAAATAGACTTCTTAAATTAATCGGTAAAGATAATCCATTGTATTCAGGCAGTCCTGACATGACAGATAGAACTGCAGATAAGATTATTACTGCTTTTAGAAAGAAAATTAAAAATAAAAAAACTAAAGTTACTGCAAGAAAAGAAAAGAAAATAAAAAAAGTACTAAAAACAAAACCAGTACAAAAAGAACTTACAAAAACTAAAACAAGACCAAAAAGAATTGATAAAAAAGCTTTAACTATGGCTACAGTTGGCAAAAAAGTAAGACGAGAAGATAATAGAAGAAGAAGAAATAATGCAACTTTACCTGGATTAATAAGTAGAATAAATGAAAGTTTACCTTCTATAATTGCACAAAATATGCAGGCAGGCAGAATTCCAGGCGGATTAGAGTTTCATGGAATAGGTAATCCAAAATCTAAACCACCGATTCCTTCTTTCCATACAACTCCGAGAGTAACAAGTATGACTCCAATGGGTGGTAATAGAAAGGAAGGATTTGATAGTAGAGATGAAGCTTTTGCAAAAGGAGTAAATATTAATTATACTTATTTACTTTATCCTTTTCAAACATTTGAGCCAGGGTTTCAACAAGGTAGTGTTACAAGAGACCCGAGAAAGATAATAGAAACATCAATTAAAGATGCTGCAAAATTAACAAGAGATAAGTTTATGACTACAAAATTAATAGATTTTAGAAGAACCGCTGCTGGTCAAAGCAAAGGATTTAGTAAATTTAGAAAATGAGCATAAATGCAAGAACATATTCAACTAGGAGAAGAGCGATTGTAGAAGCACTCGCACAAAAGTTGGAACAGATAAATGGACAGACACCTTTCCGAACGGCCGTCTCAGAAGTAACGAGACGATTAAAGTTTTGGGATCAGGTGCAGGACTTTCCTACTATACATATAGGAGCGGGAAATGAAACTCGTGAATATGCAGGTGGGAATTTTAGATTTCGTTTTTTACAATTAACAATAAGATGTTATGTGTATAACGAAGATGATGTAATTTTTCGATTAGAAGAATTACTAGAAGACGTGGAGACAGTACTCGAGGATAATGATCCATTAGAGTATTTTGACTCCAATAATATAAAGCAATCTACTGCTCAAACAACAATTTTGAGCATAGATACAGATGAAGGAGTATTAGAACCTTATGGAATCGCAGAGATTTCCATAGAGATTCGATACTAAGGAGAAAAAAAATGGCAAATAATTTTTATTTTAGTCGAGATACGAGAGTTTTCATGGCAATGAAACATGAAGCTGGAGCTTCTGGTCACGTATATGAAATACCTGTACTAGATGGTTACTCGTTTTCTCAAGGCGAAAATGCAACAGAAGTAGCATTAAATGAGGCTGCAGATGCAAGTGGGAATAGTAAGAGAGGTAGAATGTTATTTAAAGATTCTATTGCTCCTGCTGAGTGGAGTTTCTCCACTTATCTAAGACCTACTTTAGGAGCAGCTAATGATGCAAAAGGTACTACTGGTGAGCATACAACAGCAGCAGGTTCTCCTGCAGCAGGTCAAGTGTTTGCAGTAGAAGATCCGCTATGGTGTGCTATGTCAGCACAGAATTTTGATGCGGGTGTTACTCCTGGACCAACAGGTACTGGTTCAATTCATAACTTCCAAAACTCAAATAAAGTTGAGTTGGCAGAATTTGATCTTTACTTTGTACTAGGTTCAACAAGTTCAACTACTGGATCCGTTGATAGAACAAATGATACAGCATTTGCAACAACAGCTTCAGCTGGTGGTGGAGAAACTGTTATCTATCATATGTCTGGTTGTTCTGTTGGTTCAGCAACAATTAACTTTGATATTGATGGTATCGCACAAGTTGATTGGGCAGGTAATGGAAAGAATCTAAAAGAAATAGCAGCTTTAGATGTAGCAAATGACAGTGCATTTAGTGATGATACTTTTGGTGAAACTATAACAAATGATGGATATATTTATCAAGGTATTACTGATACAGATAACTATATTAGACAAAAACTAACATCATTAGCAGTTGCTTATGATGCATCAGGCTCATTAGGTACAACAGCTGGAACAGAGTTAGCATCTGATATTACTACATATGCATTAACTTTAACAGGTGGATCAATTACGATAGAAAATAATATAAACTATCTAACACCAGAAACTCTAGGGGAAGTAAATACTCCACTAGGACATGTTATGGGTACTAGATCAATTTCAGGTAACTTTACTTGTTATTTAAATAGTGTACAGCATGGCTCATTAGATTTGTTTGAAGATTTAGTAGAATCAACAAGTGTAATTACTACTGATTATGAATTAACATTCAATATTGGTGGTGCAGGTAATAAACCAGGAGTAGTTGTTAACATGCCAAGATGTCATTTAGAAGTGCCAAATCACTCTATTGAAGACATCATTAGTATAGATACAACATTCCATGCGTTACCTACAAACTTAGGTGATTCAACAGCATCAAACTCAGCTAATGAAATATCAGTAAAATATATGAAATAAATTAATTGGAGGGCTTCGGCCCTCCATTTTTAAGGAGAAGAAATGACAGAAATTAAAAAAGAGGTAGTAAGTTTAAAAACATTACTTACTCCAAGTAAAACGGTAACTATTGACTATCCAGAGTTCGAAGGATTCTCAGTTGATTTATGTTACCTATCGAGAGAAGAACTTTTAAAATTAAGATCAAGAAGTGTTTCTCAAAAATTAAATAAAAAGTCAAGAGCATTTGAAGAAGTTCTTGATCAAGATAAGTTTTTAGTAGAGTATGTAAATGCTGTAATTAAAAACTGGAAAGGATTAAAATTTAAGTATTTAGAAAAATTACTACTTGCAGATGTAAGTGACTTAGACCCAGAAGGTGTACTAGAATTTACAAAAGAAAATGCAGAAGTAATGATGAAAAATTCAGCAGATTTTGATGCTTGGGTCAGCGAAACAGTAGGTGACTTAGAAAATTTTACTCAAAGCAAGTAGAGCAAATAGTATCTTTACTTGATAAACAATTTTCAGACGGTCAACTAGAATTAGAAACTTACTTACGAGTATGTGAACAGTTAGGAGAAGAACCAGACCCCGATAAACTTCCTCCTACTATAGATAGTTATCCAGCAGAAGTGCAACAAGCATTTTTAATTCATGGATTACTACCTGATAGATGGGAAGGAATGAGTGGACATTATATGG